TCTAATATATCGGTCAGATCAAGTACCGAGTTCACGTAATTCGGATACGTCTGCATTATGACATTACGCAGGTGGTTACCACCATTATCAGTATCTACCGATCTTAGCGTGACTTGTCCGTCGTTGTGGATGGCCAACGCCCCGTTATACATATAATGTCGCTTGGAGAGCATCAACCCGCTAGCGGCCACCAAACCGCTTAGCCCGACCCGGAAAGGGGCTTCATCCCTTCGCTCGTAAGTGCTGCCGACCCATATACGGACAGATCCCGGATCAAGGTTCGAGATATCGCCACCGCTATTACCGTCACTGGCGAAACCGCATGAGACCTCGTAATTACGGTTCATGCACATGATGGAGTTGCTGCCATATACCTTGCCGTCACTGAGCACCTTGAATGTCGGGGAAGCGGGAGGCTCCCCGTTCGCCCCGGAGTTCCCTCCGGACCATATCCTTACGGTACCGCTAGCGGCCATGCCCCCGGTATTACCGAACGCTATCGCCCCCGTGGACACGAGGCCGCCATTGATCTCGGTAATCGTGCAGTCGTACTCGGAGGCGAAAACCCACCCTTCACCATCATAGCGATAGATATTCACGCCGTCTACCCAAAGATCGTTCTTCCGCATTCCCGATCTCGGGGCCGTGGATTGGTAGAACACCTTCGCCTTGTCATTGGCCATGCTCTGGGCATCGTTAGCCGATCCTTGGGCGTTATTGGCAGCGTTACTGGCATTTTCCGCCTCGCTAAGAGCGTCCTGCGCCTTTTTCATGGCTGTATCTGAATACCCTTTCAGCGTATCTTGAATAGCCTTGTTTGCGGCCTCTACGGCTGTGTTAAAAGAGGACATGGCGGTATTGAAGGCCGTGAACTTGGCGTCAACGTCTTTTTTCTCGGCCTCTGTCGCCTTGCCGTCAACGATAGCGGTATTGATGGAGGACAATAGGTTGTCAATCGCCCCGAACAATGTCACCTTCGCGTTCAAAAGCCCGGTCTTGGCCGGGCCGGAGAGATAGGTATTCTCATATAATTTTTTATAAGTGGCCTCGACCTCGGCCTTGGAAACATTGACCGTATTCAGGTATTTCTCGATCGCTACGGCCTCCGTCTCCGTGACTATACCATCCTTGAACGCCCCGTCCACGTAATAGTTCAGGTCCTCCACGGATTTCTTGGCCTCCTTGATAGACTGATCCAATTCCGGCCACTCATCAAGGTTTTTCAGCCCCGAACCGGCGGTAAAGACCATACGCCCATGAAACTCGCCAGAGCCATCCCCCTTATTCAGTATGAAATAGGTATTACCATCCGTCGAGACAATCCTATCCACCGTCACCCGGCCGGGGAGTATCTCCGTGAAACCGTACACGGTAACGAAGGAACGGGCCCCGTCAAACTGGCTGCCCAATAAACCGGTCAAGAAATAATAGTACCCATCCTCCTCGAACTTATGAGGGCTCCCGGACATCTCGAACGTCCCCTTCCCACCGCTCTTGCCGCACTTCGCATAGAGATAGAGTTTCCCGTAATCCCCCAAGTAGGGACTCGTATACGCCCCCATATCCCAATACTGGTATTCGGAAGGCTTATGGGACTCCTTGATATCACTAATGCCCAGCGTCATGTGCTGCAAGATCAAAGCCGGGGCGGTAAACACCCCGGTGTTGTCATCATACCTGAAATCGGGCATGACGGTCACAGGAGCGGTCTTGCTGTTGACGAAACGGAATTGCAGGGACTCATCACCCACCAAGAGCGACATGGTACGTACCCATATCGGGTCTATGCCCTTGGAGTAATTATCGAAGGCCACTTCCAGCATCTCTTGCGCCTCGATAGCGTCACGGTAACGGCGCTTGGTAAACTGTAACGCCTCCTTATACCTCTTGTCATTAACGACCTCCTCGCTCTCCAGCTTGCCCAACTCATCGGACAGGAAACCGCCTACCGACGTATTGGATAGCTCAAGCTCCGGGCTGTGGGGCCTGTTGATGTAATCCCTCACCCCGGTGATCCGGATCAGGATGCCGTCCGGCTGGAATTGCGGGTCGCTGAAATCGACATAACCGCCGGGTACCAGCTTGGCGCCGATCGCCAACCAATTCTTCTTGGCCCATATGCCGTCCAGCTCTCCGATGAACGTGAATTGCCGCTCCTCACGCTCGTAAAGGCAGCGTACCGCCTCCCGGAACATGTCCCAGCTCGCCCCGGTCTTGGTGGCGTTGTCGCACACGTAGGCGGCGGGAAGGGATATGTTGAAAATGGCGTACTTGTCGCCGACCTCCGGATACAGGGAGGCGTTCGGCAGCGTCATGCCATCCTGCTCGGACGAGATGATCTCGAACTTACGGCCGTCATGTATGTACTTTACGTCGAACTCACGGCCCGCCAGACGGCCTGTCTGGAAAATAACCGTCATGGTCTGACCGGCGATCAGGCAATCCTCGAAATTGAGGTTGGCGGGAACCGATGAGTCATAGAAGTTGTAGAACGTGACATCGTTCCCGTCCGTGTCCTCGCCCGGCTCCGTGTCGGTCTCGCTCACCGTGCCGACCCGGGATGGATATATATCGCTGGCGTCGTAGCTGTCCTCATTATAAGAGGAAAGGGGCCTGTCCGCGCGAGTGACATACATCCCGTCCTTGTCGGTCTTGTACCGTCGGCCTTGGTACTCCAGCTCCTGTGACTTGGGAAGCAACAATGTCTGGCTACCGTAGACCGAGTAATCGATATTCCGCTCGCCGCCTTGCACGTAAAGGATCTCAACGGGGAGGTTGCCGCCTTGGTTCGCACGACCTACACCGGGAAGAAATCCGTTACCTTTTCCGTAGGATAGCTTTAGAGGAGCGTCCTTGTAATACTCCACCTTGCGGAGGTTGATAGTTTTGCCCACGATCTCGAACTCCGTGTCGAACTCCTCGGCCAAACGCCCCAATACAGCCCAGCATTTCTCATGGTTGAACGACAACAGTTTCTCCGTGTCGGTCTCGATCACCGTGCCGACCGTCCAGCCGGAATCATAGAGATTGAGGTTGTCCACCAGCAGCTCCATGAACATCCCCGGCGTGGCCGTCATGACGAACTTGAGCTTGTACGGCTTGTCGGACAACAGCTTGTACTTATATTTTTTCAGGATCTCCTCGTTGCCGCCGAAAGTGACGGTATAGTCGAAGACCCTCGTGCCCTCCTTCTTGAAATCCGAAGGGTACCACAGCGTGTACCTTTCCCCCTGATACTCGATATACGCCCCGGTAGGCAGCTCCACGTGATCCACTAGGGAGTAACGCAGCTCCACCTTCTTCGCTTGCGCTATCGCCCGGTAACGATAGCTGTCATCGTCCACCGGGATGTCAAGCAATACCTCGCCCGTCTTATCATAGATACGCATCTCGAACGGTATTTAAAGGGTGTTCGAGACGCTTTCGGACATACCCAGCAAGGCACGTACCCTCGCCTTGCAGTCGTTACGGTAACGCTCCAGACAGGCGAACTCGGCCTCAAACTCGGCCTCTCTCTCATTATCCGAGCTCAATTTATTCAGCGTTATCGCCTCTACCCGATCGGCGGAATACTCTCTCCGGACCAATCCGGACACGAGACTGTCATAACTCGCAGAAGTCGCCTCGACCAGCGTACCGCCATCCTCGCACGTGCCGGTATAGGCGTAAGCCGTGCAAGGCTCCGGTTCCGGTTCGCCCCCGTGGCCCTCCGGAACGTAGTTCTCCAAGACCTCCTCGTTCAGGTATAGTAGGTAATGGTTGTCATCGTATTTTACGAATGTCTTTCTCTCCGTGTAAATCGCTCTTGTCTCCATATATTTAAATGTTTTTTAGCCGACCCGGAAGGATCGGCCAAGAGCGATCCCCACGGGTCAAGTGAACCTGAAAAATTTCTTACCGAACTTGTTGGTGAGCACCTTTATCACGGTATCCACCGGCAAGTCCTCGTGAGAGAAGTCCGTGAGCGCCTGATCAATCAAGACGGCGGAACCGGTGAAAGCGTAACGCTCCTCGCCTTTCCATCGGAAACGTATGGCGAGGCACTTCTTTGGCGTGCCGTCCTCGTTTCTCTCGATCTTGCTATCCTCAATCTTATAATCGATCAACTCGATCAGCCTGTCCTCCTCGGGGCCTCTCCGGTCCTCCGGTATTCGGGTATCATAAAGTATATCCTCGAATCTCATTTTCCGGTCGGCCGGGAGATCCTCCCACGGACTTTTTTTATTCCTTATCACCTGTCCCAGTCTTTTCCTTGGTGTTTCCATTCCTAATTTATTTAATAGATTACTCGTATCAGCGTGTTGAATGAAGCCTATACGGGAAGAGGCCCTCTTCCTTATCTCCTCGCCCGGCAAACCCTTCTTTCTCAATCTCGCTATCTGGCGGCAGAGAGCCACCTTGTTACGTTTCCGGACACGGACGTGATCCGGGAAATGCACATATCCCCCCGTATCGACACCGTCCGTCACGTGCCCGAT